TGCGAGCCGTCAAAGGACAATGGTAAATTCAGAAGAAAATGAAATATTATCGCTTTCCTAGGTAGTCTTTCATCAGATTATCGCGCCAATTGGAATCTGCTACTTTTCTTCTAACATTGGTATCGCGCGGTCTTGGCTTTTCTGCAGGAGCATTATAAGCGGGCTTTTCCTCACCCTTCAGCTTCTTCAGTAATGCAATCCTAACCTTCTCCACGACCTTGGGACCAAGAAGGGTAAGGAGCGAATCATCATCAGCATCGCCTAAAAGATCCGACGTTTCTTTAATAAGATCATCGCGCACATTTCTACCAATTTCTGCGATGTCAGGCTCATATCCTTGTTTGATCGCCGCTTCCAGGTAGTCAACAACACGTTGCGCAGCTCTGGGTTGTCGTGGGAGCTTGGCTTCTGTAATAGCTGCAGCAATTTTTTTGTCGAATTCTTGGGCATAATACTTCATTGCCTCCTGCTTTTGTGCTGTAGCTTTCTGTTCTTTGGTTTGATTCTCAAGGTTTTTAAGGCGATCAAATTCTTTATCGCGCTCCATTTGCTGAATTTGTTCTGGAGTCATAGTTTTGCGCTGAATGGTTTCCCAAACGTGTTGTTCGGCAATCTCATCGACGTTGATGCCCAGCTCCTTGAGAGCTGCGATTGGATTTGCCTTGACTTTTGCTAAATGTTCCTCCGCCTCTTTTTTAAGTTTGGCGGCTTCTTGCCAAGTTTGAGTAGCTGCGGCGCCTTTTTGTGCGTATTCATGATATTTAGATTCATCTACTTCGATTTCCTGACCTTTGACCTTTAGCTTTCTCTTGGCTTCTTTCTGTGCTTCGGTTTCTTTCGGGACAGATTTTGTATCTTTATCTTCCGAGTGTATTTTTTCGCTTGACTTTTTTTCTGACTTGGAGTTTTCGCGCTCTTTTTTGCGTTCTTCAAAAAACTTGCGCTTTTTCTCTGCATCTTCGGCTTTTCGCTGTTCGAGGAACACGGTTGGCACGTCCGAATAGTCTGGCTCTGGCCAGCCATCAGATTCTGCGCTTGATGAGGTGTCTATCGCTGGAGCTGTAGTTGTGTCGGTCATTGATTAAGTCCTCCCTTAAGGTCTTGGTAAGAGTTTTGAGCCTCGGAGCTTGCCGTTTTTGGCAGTCCTGGCAATTTAGCCTGTGCAGGATTTTTGTTTGCGGGATTCATAATCCCTGCAGTCTGTGCCCCTGGAGCTGGAGGCCCACCGTGGTGCGCGTGCTGGGTTGCTCCTTGCGCGGGAGCTTGTGGGGGTGGCTGTTGTCCTGGTCCGAGCTGCGGAGCCGGTGGCGGCGCAAACGGAGGTGGTAGAGGCTGTCTGCCATAGATGGCAAGCAGCATTGGGTTTGATGTCTGAAGCTGCCACTCCATCGCTTCATGTTGCTCGCAGTGCGCAATTACAGCTTGGACTAGCTGGGCATTACGCCTTGCGTCCGAACTATCCAAGAGCGACATGTGTTCGAGGATGTGTTGCGGGTGATTATCGGACATGATGGCAAGTACGGGCTTGCCGTCTTGCATGTCCTCATTCTCGCTCTTGATGCACATAGCCTGAGTCATATCTCGTTCGTAAAGCGGATCATCGGAGCCGGTATTAATAAATGTTAGATATTCCTGTTTATTCGCAATCAGCCCATTTTGTAGCATGTCCTGCGCAATCTGGATCTTTCCGGCCATCGTGCGCATCATCGGCGATTCTATCTCGCAGTAGATGCCTTCAATCCCTTGCAAACTTTTGGCGTTAAATGTTTTGGTCATTGGTCTTTCAAACTTTCCGGCAATCGCAATAGTTTTATCGGTAGGAAGTCTGTCTCTCAAAATCTGTATCGCGGTATTGGCTCCTTCTTCTAGGCATTCGTTGTAGCTGTTTTGTAGTCCCGAATTGAATGATATGGCCGTTGTCGCCATGAAAGCCAGCGCTGTCCCAGATTTAAGGTTTTCTGGCGCTTCCCCACGATTTACCGCACCCACAGAAGTTAATGTCTCCATGGTAGTTATCAAATCTGGGATGAATTTAAAAAGCTCTGCAGGTGTAGCACAAAGCTGAAGAACCTCCGGCTTCACCGCGGATTCCATAAGATTCAGTCCTCCAGCAATTTCAATCGTAGTGAGCTGATTACCCATTGGCTGCCAGAAATTTTGTATGCCGTTTGAGAGTTGGTTGGTAACCACCGAGCTTGTGAGCTTATCAATTGTCTCTTGGATGCCTAGAAGGTCAAATGCAACGGTGTACCCGAAGGTTGTGCCTTGGATGTTAGATGTGGCAATTCGCATCATGGGCACTTTCTTTGTTCGCAGTGGTTCATCCGACAGTATTGTCCCCCCCTGAAGTAATTTGGTCTTTCTCCCCAGGGGCATTGCATCTGTGCGCGCATGGTAGAATGTGTAGTTATCAACCAAATCGGATTCTTTGGTGCCTATTCCTGCGGCCGGAATGATTTTGGTGGGATCGATAAATCTGCGGGGGGATTCATGGTCGGTACTTATTGTGAGAAGCTCATTAGCTGCGTGAGGATATCGTGCAGCCAAATCATACCGATTACTAACATCGTGGACAATCCACCAATTATGCTCATTATTAGTAGAGGTAGTGTCACGAAGAACATCAAATGGGTTATATATTTTACAATACAAGTCGCCAGTCTTAATCGGTCTTTGCCCAGGTACTGCAAGATAGTCCTCCCCAAGATGTTCGTCCCAATCTATTAATATGTGCGCCTCCCCAAAAATCAAAGCCAATTCTACCGCATCTCGGTATTTTTTTTCAATACCCGCATATCTCATATAATAATCGATAATTCCATCACCGAGATAGGCGTTAGAGAGGTTTTGACTATCACTATTAATTGATCTACATTTTAGTGCCGGCCTGTCCTGTGTAGTCATTACAAGGATGTGCTGCAAGAGATTTCGTAAATGATTTACTTTGATGGAGGCGATTTCTCCCAGGAGACCGCCAGCGCGAATAGTCCCAACAGCAAAAAGGCCAAAGCCAGTGAGCGAAGAATCACTGAGGAGACCGTAATATGCATAGTATGATCTCCTCCATAAATTAACAATGGAAGCTGAAGTGAGATAGCTGTAATAACTATCGACCTTTTTAGAAAGCTCATCACCGATGTCCTCCGGTCTTGCCGCTGCAAAATATTCGTAATGTGCCACGATACTCTCTCCTATCTCAATATTGCTCTGCGTAGTGCTTCTGCAGAGCTGTTATTATGTGCAGTTTTATCCCTTGCTATGTAATGTGTGTGTGGATCAGCGCCGCCGAATGCGGGAAATGGATTTCCGATATGTGCGTGTCTTAGTCCGTAGGCAAATGACATGAATGCATCCATGTGTCCTAGCTTAGATGATCTTGCCAAATCTGTACGAGTGTCATTGAACGTACCCGATCGCAGTGTGGCAATGAGTAGCTTGCATGTGGGAGAGATTTCCACTTCTCCCCTCGCCAAGGCAACGCGAACTTGGTTGACGGTTGCAGGAAGCTCATCTTTTCTCGGCAATGTACATGGAAATCCGTGTTGTTGCATAAAATCAATCTGAAGCTGTCCTGGTGCGTCAACCCACCTTCCTCCAGTGATCTTGTAGTTTTGCTCCCACAGTTTGACTTTAGCTGCCATGATATTTGATCCAGTATCCACGGCGAAGGCTTGTTCGTCCAACACCATTTTCTTATTTCTTTCGAAGTCAAACCCCCACACAAGGAACACGCTCTTATCTCGTATTCCTCCGGTATCTCCACTGATCCAAAAATTGCAGTGGGTAGGTAGTACAATTTCTTTGACATGTCGCGCCTCATCAAATTCGGGGGTAAGAATGATAGATTCATCCCTCACCTGTTCACACAGATATTCGCGTTTAAACATCGTGCTATCTTTTCCACCACATAGTTTAACGCAGCTATTATATTGTTCTTGATCGATTTGCTTATTGTCATCAATTGTATACTTAAAAAATGCTCCTTGCAACATGGCTTCCGGAACAGTGTCCGTTGAAAAGGGGTGATCCGGTATTTTTGGAAGGGTGGTTAAGAACACGATTTGAGCATGTTTAGAATGTGTAAGAGCAGGAGCCAGGTCACCGCGAATAAAGTCGAGATAATCATCGCCATCACTATCCACAATTTCTTCAATATATACTTTGTAGATTGTTTTTCCTCGTTCGGAACTTGACGATGTATCGAACCCGCCAAGTTTAAGCTCGCTGCCATTACGAAAATGAAAAGTGTCGGTAGACACCATGTGATGTATGAGTCCATCTGGGCAATCCCTCATGAGTAGTTTAATGCGCGGGTTAACGATTGCGCGTGTTTGTTTGATAGTTGGTCCGATGATTAGGACCACGATGTTGTCATTAGCAAGACAGTCCTCAAGAGCGAGAATACATCCTAATACCGATTTTCCAAACTGGCGGGCACACAGCACCACAACAGTTTGGACCGATCTTGGGAAATTGCGAATTGTGTTATAGATGGTTTTTTGTTGAGGCCATAGCTTCCACGATAAATCACCATTGATCCACAGCCATGAGATGACGATATCAGGGCTGACGGCTGGCATTATGCGCCTCGGCTATTTTGTGAGCGTCCGTGAGGGAGATGGTGATTGTGGGTTGGCTTGTAGATTGTGCATCATCCTCATCTTTCGCTACCGGGGTCTTGCCCAGTATGCGGTCAAAGAGAAGTTGAGCGGCAATGAGGTTTTTATCCTCCACCGCAAGGTCATAAACCACCTTAACTAGTTTATCCATATCGACGATGCCCCTAACTGCATTGCGAAACTCTTCTTTCATTGCGAGAGAAAATGCAGATGCGGATAAAGGACATGATGGACGTCCTTTTGGATTAGTTATTTCGCCCTTCTGAAATTTATGTCTAGCCATGTTATTTTGTCTTATATTGTGTCAGTGTGCCTTACTTTACGTTTCCACGCATCATCACAGCACTTTTGAGGAGATTCAAATTCGTTTCGATTGCACCGATTCGATTTTCAAAAACCTGCGTGTTTGTCTGCTTGGATAATGCGTAGCGCTTATATTGATAGGATATCAGTGTTGCGATGTTGAAAGCAACATCGAGCCAGCCGATTTGTGGAGCAGCGAGAGCTTTGGCGATACTTGCAATTAATGCGAGATTTGTAAGCGAAAGCGTCCCGTTTTCATCGAGGAGCCGCAGACCTTGAAGGGTTTTAATTAGGTGATTCATATATATTCCATCCATTATCTATGAGAGTTTGAATACGCATAATCTGTGCTATTCCGTTTGCAGTTGGGATATAGCACCATTCTGGGTTGCGGATTGACTGCTTGACAACAAACCCTTCACAGCGATTGCAGCAAAGGATTTTGATAAATCTTTTATCCTTCGAGTTTGAGCCAATATTTTCCGACTGCAATTTTAAATGCCTCTTGCGCAATGGGTTTCATGTCGGGCTGAGTTGCTTTATAATCGATGACATTATAATCTTGGTCCAGTTGTAGTTCCACAAAGCTCCATCCTCCCTCTGCACGGATGAGGGTGAATGCTGGTATGATTTTTTCAGGCACAGATTTTTTAGCAGCCATTAGTTTGGTTCCTCAGCTTTTTCCTCGTTGGCTTTTT